TTTAATTGGAAAAATTAAAAGAAAGATGTAAAGATATAAAGATTATCGTGAGCGAAATAGATGGAGTTATAACAGAAGGCATAACTGCTTTTGATGTCATGGGAAATGCGGTGTTTAAAGAATATTGTATGAGAGATTTTGAAGCTATTAACAAATTAAAGAAGGTATTTAAATTTGTATTTATATCTACTGATGATTATGTTAATTATAGCGTGTGTAAAAATAAGAATGTTCCCTTTTTTCATGCACCGAAGGATAAGAAGAAAGTTTTGGTAAATATAATGAGAAGATATAATGTAACTCCAGAAAATGTTTTGTATGTAGGGTCTACTTATACAGATATAGAGAATATAAAGATGTCTCAGGTGACATTCTGTTCAAATGATGCTCCAGAGTCAGTTAGGAATGTAATTGACTATCCGCTAGCAACTTTCGGCGGCGGGGGTGTATTATGTGAACTCTATGAATTGCTAAAATATGTAATAAAAGACTTGACAAATCAAAAATAATGGTTATATTAATGGAAGAGGTAATTGTTAATGGCTATATTTCGTGTAGGTGCAACTAGAACTTATACAACAATAAGCAGTGCTATAACTGCAGCACCAGGCAATAATGATTTGATAATTATTGACCCAGGGACTTATAATGAGGGTGTTACTATAGACAAACATGTAAGTTTGCTTGGTAATACATTTACGCCTGAAAACGGTGATGTTATAATAAATGCACCTTCTAGTAGTTATCCTATTAATATAAATTATGCGCCAGGTTCAGCTAAATCTGTTTTTATAGAGGGTGTTAAATTAACAAGAGTTCTAAGCACTTGGTCAGTTGATTTTTTAATAACCAATTCTAACTCTAATTTAAGTGTATATTTTAACAGATGTATAATAATAGCAGGTACTAATGAATACTCATTAGACCCAAATAATATGGCACTTAATAAGTTTTATGTTGAGAATTGTTATTTACAGCGTGGTTATGCACATGTAGTGTATGGAGATTGGACTAATATATCAGAAAGTGTTATATCAAAGACAGAAACTAATAATGCGTATTATTGTTATTTATGTACAGGTACCCCAGATACATTAGACACCGTCGCTACTCCAACAAATGGGTATGGGCCTGCTTATGGATCTTATTATAATTCAATACCCACTGGCCCGCTGTTTGATCCTAATGATTGGGCAAATAGATTTAGAATATCTGTAGATATTTCGAAAGTGGATGAGGATTTAACAGATTTCCCTGTTTGTATAACTTTAGCTTCAGGAGTAGGTATAAGTAATTATGATGCTACAGATATTTTTGATGAACTTATCTCCATCAGTGGAACTAAGAATATTGCTGTAGTAGATGAAAGTTATAATCAACTTTATACGGAAATTGAAAGTTGGGATTGGGTTAATGAAAAGGCTGTTTTGTGGGCTAAAGTTCCAAATATTTCATCAATTTCTGGTACAGTTTTATATTTATATTATGATTCCACTACAAGTGGCAACACTTATTATATAGGTGATACAGGAGATGATGCTGCTACATATGTTTGGACTAATAATTATGCTGGTGTTTGGCATATGGCTCAGGACCCTTCCGGCGGTTCAAATTGTGTTTTAGATTCCACTTATTATATGAGGCATTTTACTCCTAATGGTTCTATGGATTCCAATGATTTAGTTGCTGGAAAAATTGGTAAGGCTATAGAATTTGATGGTAGTAATGATTATCTAACGTCTAGTTATAACACAAATAATTTACCCACCGGCCCAGTAACTTTTGAAGGAATAATCAAAAGAGATGGTACCCAAAATACATGGTTCAGTGGTTATAATGCTGGTGATACTGAAAGATGGGATATGTTTGTGACCACAAAGTTGCGTTGGTATGAATTTCAAGGAGATAATGCATTTGAATCCACCGCAACAATAACTGGAAGTGAATGGACGCAGACGGCTTTTGTATATGATTATGATTCCACCAGTTTAGATTATTATGTTAATGGTTCTTTTGATAGTAGCCATACAGTGGTTCGTAGTTTACAATCCAATGCTAATTTAAGTATAGCCGCAAGGTCTGATGGAAGTTCTTCTGGTGGTAATACTTATCATTATACCGGAGGAGTAGATGAATTCCGTATCTCTTTATGTGAAAGGTCGGCAGCCTGGATTAAAGCAAATTATTACAGCCATTGGGATGATTTTATAACGTTTGGTGAATTACCGCCCCCACCGCCACCACCGCCTACTATATCCGGTGTTGCTAATGTTTGGGTAAGTGGTGATTTTATATTTAAAACTATGGTATCTGGTATAGGTGTTTACAGTGTTTTATCTGAAAATTTATTGGGGGTGATTGATTATACTCCAAGATATGCTGGTGCTGTGTGGGCCAACGATGATTATTTATATATAAGCACCTTTGATTCTGGTGTTTTAAAATCTCCGATGAGTTCTATTTCCGGCGCGATTTATAATGATCTAAGTATTTATAAAAACTATCCCGATATAAACAGTGAATGTGTAAGTTATATACATGGGGAAGATGATTATTTATGTGTGGCCACGCTTAGTGGTGCGCATATATTTGATTTAACAACTCATAGTGGGGTTTATACTAATAGTTCAATTGTAGCAGATAAATGTTTTCAATTAGGAAATAGGACATCTTATTATATTTATGAGAATAATTTAAAGACTGTGTATAATGATAATTCAACTTATCTTTATACATCAGGGGATGGCATACTCCCCACAATTTCTGGAATTAATGATGTGTATGTTGTCAATGACACTATATTTTTAGCAACTACAAGTTGTGCGATTGTGATAGAAGAAAACAAAGGAAATGAAACAAATTCAAGGTTTAAATATTATTATATAGAGGAATAAAACATGCTTGTAAGAAGAGAAACAAGGACAGGAAGTAATGATTTAAATGTTCTTTATAGACCATTGAAAACTGGCGAGATGTTAGGACATGAAACTAACAGAAAAATAGTGGAAAAATGGTTAATGGAAGGAACGACCCCACACACGCTTTTATTCACAGGCGATCCTGGTTGTGGGAAGACGACTATGGCAAGAATTATAGCTTTGGGACTGAATTGTTTGGACAATCCAGGTTCAGAACCATGTCTTAAATGCCGGTCTTGTGATGCTATAATGAATCATAATAGTATAGATGTTATGGAAATTAACGTTGGTAGATCGGGTAGAAAAGGTGATGTGGAAGATATAGTTAGAGAGTTGCCTGGAGCACCATTTAGTTCTAAATACAAGGTGTTAATCTTTGATGAAGCTCATGAATTAACCTCAGCAAGCCAAAATCTTTTGTTAAAAGTGGTGGAAGATGGTTATGCTCATGTATATATTATTTTTTGTACGAATGAACCACAGAAATTAAAGAAAGCTTTTTCCGGCGGAAGAGTTACTTCTATGCATTTCGGAAAGTTATCGGTTGATTTAATTTTTGATTTGTTGAAGAACGTAGCAGAATTTGAAGGTATGCCTTACAAAGATGAAATCATATTTTATCTTGCAGACGAGGCTGATGGTGTTCCAAGAGATGCTTTACCTTGGCTCAAGAAAGTTAATGATGAGGGGTCTTGGACTATAAATGTTGCTAAAGAAGTCACTGGTGTTTTAGTGGACGAAACTGATCCCCAAGTTATAGAGTTAAGCAAAGCTTTATTGGGATGTAATTGGACAGAAGTAAAAAAACTCTATCCAAAAATGAATATGCCAGCAGAGCAGGTAAGAATGGCTGTTGCAGGATGGTTTGTTTGGCAACTAAAAAGAGCAACCACTATAGGAAAAGGAAAAAAGTATTCTGATATATTGGATATAATAACCCAACCAATATACGAATCAGGAAAGCTTGGCGACCACAAAATGTGGAACTATATGTTTAAAATAATTTTTATGTTAAAGAGGGCGAAAAGATAATGAGTGTTTTTGAAGTAGACGTAATTGGATTACCTAAACCTAATTACACATATATAACAACAAATGAAGAAGCTAGGTTGGCGGTAGAAGATATAAGTAAATATCCTATCATAGAGGTTGATACAGAAACAACAGCATTAGATCCTTATGCGGGTAAAATATCTTTAGTTCAAATAGGTTTGCCTAATAGGTGTTATATATTTGATGTAAGAAATGATACAGATCACAGCACAGTTGATCCGCAGGTGTTGAAACCTATTCTTACAGGGAATAATCAACTTAGACTTTTGCAGAATGCTGTGTTTGATATGAAAATGATTAAGCTTCATTTTGGTTTTTATATAGAAAATATTTATGATACAATGTTGGTTGAACAATTACTTTATTTGGGAAAGAAATCTAAATATAGTTTGGAAGCTTTGGTGTTTAGATATCTTGGTTTGACGATGGAAAAAGAACCACGTGGTACATTTATGAATTACAATCAAGTGTTTAAACCTTTTCAATTAGAATATGCTGGTAATGATGTTTCTGTACTGCGTTTGATAAGAGATCTTCAATTACCAAAAATAGATCAACATAATTTCCATGATGTTTGTAGGTTGGAATTTGAGTTCACAAAGCCTATGTGCGAAATGGAATTGAATGGTATTATTTTAGATGCAAATAGACAGAGAAAAATTTTAGATGAAATCGGAGCAGAGAAAAAGGAATATGGAGAAGAGGTAATTAAGATTTTATCTCAACATGAAAGTCAAACGACATTATTTGGAGTATCTTTAATAAATATCGATAGTAATGTGCAGTTGAAAAAGATTTTAAACAAACACGGATTAGACTTACCTGATACAGCTGTTGGAACCTTACAGAAGTACAAAGGTTTGCCAGTTATAGATGCATTATTAAATTATAGAAAAGCCCAAAAGTTTATTTCTACATATGGTGAAAGTTTGATAGCGCGAATTAACGAAGTAACTGGAAGATTACATACAGGGTTTAAGCAAATGGTTTCCACCGGCCGGTTAAGTAGCTCTGATCCTAATCTTCAAAATATTCCCAAGAAGCAAAAATATAGAAATTGTTTTGTTTCCAAAGATGGATATTGTTTAATAACTGCTGATATGTCTGGTGCAGAGTTAAGAATATTAGGGAATTTATCTCAAGATCCTATTTTTATTGATTGTTTTAAAAAAGGTATTGATTTGCACAGACGTACCATTTCAGAAATTAGAGGGATAGGTATAGATGAAGTCACAAGGCCAATGAGAGACGCTGCTAAAGCAATTAACTTTGGTATTCCTTATGGGTTGTCTAAGTTTGGGCTTGCTCGTAGATTGGGTATTCATGAGAAAGAAGCAGAAGAAACTTTAGATGCTTACTTTGAAAGATATAGAGGGATTAAAGATTATTTGACTCGTTCTAAAAGAGATGCTGTGAGAAATAGATATAGTATGTCTATTAGTGGACGAAAAAGATTTTACAATATTCCACCTTACAATCACCCTGAATACAAAAAAGTTTGTGCTGCTGTTGAAAGGAAAGGAACTAATCAGCCTATTCAAGGTGGAAATGCTGATACAATCAAACAATCAATGATTTATTTGGTAGATAGATTAGAGAAAAGTGAATATGATGCACGGTTGTTGTTGAGTGTTCATGATGAGGTTGTTGTGGAAGCAAAATATGATCAAAGATATGAGGTGCGGAAGATTATAGAAAAATCTTTGATCGATGGTTTTGGTGCATATTTTCATTTAATTCCTATGGAAACAGATGGATTGATTGGCCCATGTTGGCTCAAAAATTCTTGTGAGAATAAGATTAATGACGAGGAATGTGGTCATACAGAAATGGTTTTAAATGATAATGGTGATGTAATTTGTGGAAAGTGTGGAGGATTAATAAAATAATGAATAATTTAAGAATTTATTTTAAAAAATTAAGTGATAAGGCTAAAGCTCCTACTTATTCTAAAAGAGGAGATGCTTGTTGTGATTTGTATGTTATTGAGGATTACATATTAAAACCAGGACATAGGTGTTTAGCAAGAACGGGTTTTGCCATGGAAATTCCTGAAGGATTTGAAGCTCAAGTACGACCAAGAAGTGGTTGGGCTCTTAAGAAAGGATTAACCATAGTAAATACTCCGGCAACTATTGATTCTGGTTATCGTGGGGAGGTAAAAATACCTTTGATAAATTTAGGAAATGAACCTGTGGCTATCAAGGAAGGTGATAGAGTAGCGCAAATGAAGTTTTCTCCTGTGTTTATAGGTCATTTTCTTGATGTTGGTGATGATGAATTGGGTAGTAGCGTTAGAGGTCCACGTGGATTTGGATCAACTGGTATTTAAAAATAAAAGGAGAAGAATAATATGAGTGGAAATGATAAACTAAGTGTTAATGCAACAACCATTGCTGAAAATAGATATTTTATGGAAGGAGAAACGTGGGAGGATTGTGCACAAAGAGTAGGTTCAGAAGCCGGCAGAGTTGAAAATGGAAATGCTCTTAAATATATCGAGGATTTTTCTGAAATGATATATAATATGGATTTTCTCCCAGGCGGAAGAATTTTGAGAAATACGAGACGGGCAAGAGGATCATTATTTAATTGTTATGTTCTGCCTATAGGAGATTCAATAGAAGAGATAGGACAATTTATGAAAGATGCTTTAATTTTATGGAGCGAAGGCGGCGGTGTAGGTTGTAATTTTTCCTATCTAAGACCAAGGGGTACAGCTATAAAGGGAAAAGGTGGTAATTCATCAGGCCCAGTTAGTTTTCTAGAATCATCAGATGCTCTTGCAAATACAATAGAGTCTGGTGGAAGTAGAAGAGCTGCAGCTCTTGCATGTATGCATGTTTCTCATCCAGATGTTTTAGAATTTATAGATGCAAAATTAACGCATGGAAAATTAAGACACTATAATCTTTCTGTAGCTGTTAATGAGGATTTTTTAGAGGCGGTGGAATCGGATAAGGATTGGCAGTTTAAATTTGCTCAACAAAATTATGGAACTATAAAAGCTCGTGAAATATGGAATAAAATTATAGAAAACATGGTTAAATGTGCCGAACCTGGATTATTGAACTGGAGAAATCTCCAGAGTAATAACTCATATTATTTTGATCCTATTCAAAGTACGAATCCTTGTGGAGAAGTTCCACTCGGAGCTTATGGTGTATGTGATTTGGGTTCAATAGTTCTTTCTAATTTTGTTAAAGGCCGGACTACAACTAATTGGAAGAAAATGGAATATGTTTTAAGGTTGGCCGTAAGATTTTTAGATAATATTATAGACATTAATAAATATGTTTTGAAAGAAATAGATATTAATGCACATAATGGAAGACGTATAGGGATTGGCGTGATGGGATTAGCGGAATATTTATTTGCTAAAAAACTAAGATATGGTTCTAAGGAAGCTATATACGAAATAGAAAGATTAATGAGATTTATAAGAGATATTGTATACGAAGCTTCTATAGAGCTTGCTATTGAAAAAGGAGCTTTTCCTAAATTTGATCCAGTAAATTATGGCAAAGCCCATTTTGTTAGAACTCTTCCGGCGGCTATGAGAATGTCTATAAAGAAACACGGTATTAGAAATGTGAGTTTAATGGCGGTAGCTCCAACAGGGACTATTAGTTTACTACCTGAGGTTACTTCTAGTATAGAACCACTGTTTCTCAAAGCTTATTTAAGATCTGATAGGGTGAGTGATAGAATGTATGTCCACCCTGTCTATAAAGAAGCTTTAGCGAATGGTACAGAAAAAGAAATTGAAGATTGGTATGTAGATACGGATGATTTAGAGCCGGCAGATCATTTCGAAACACAAGCAATTGTGCAGAAATATGTTGACGGGGCTATTTCCAAGACAATTAATATGCCAGCGGATACAACACCAGACGAGCTAAGTGATTTAATGCTTGAATATATTTATGATTTAAAAGGCGTAACAGTATACATAGATAAAAGTAGAGAGGGTCAAATATTGAATAGAGTTTCAGAGAAGGAAGTTAAAGAACATGTATTAGAAGATAAAGAAATAACCGAAGACATGATGGTTGCTCAATGTGCGGGTGGCTCTTGTGATATATAAGGAGGAAAAATGAAATTAGGATTTGATCTTGATGAGGTAATAGTTGCGTTAGGTGACTTATTAGTGAATTATATTAACGAGGAATTTAATATACAATGGACGATAGAAGATTTTGTGGAACATGATTTGTTTAAAAATGCTTATGTACTGGATGAAGAATACAACACAGAGATAGCGAAAAAATCTTTAAGTGTTGTGAAGGATATTGATTTCCAAATTAAAGCTAAACCTTACAGAGAAGCACCAGCACTTATAAGGGAATTAACTAGGCAAGGTCACTCTATTCATTTCATCACTTCAAGAGAACTTGGATATGAAGCAAAAACTATCAAGTGGTTGAGGAAATATAGTATACCATTTAACACTGTACATCATACGGGTTATGGAGAAAAAGGACCACTTGGGCGCTCATTAAATCTTGATTGTTATATTGATGATCATGAAGTGCATCTTGAATCTATGTATAAATATAAGAAACGATGGAGAAAAGGTTTAATATTAATGACTAGACCTTGGAATCGTGATTCTTTTGATGCAAGTAAATTTGTTAGGGTTGATAATTTTAAGGAACTTAAGCGACACTTAGGTATTCACAAAAGATAGGGGGTATTATTATGGCGAAGAAAGAAAAAAAAGGTAGAAAAGTTCGTTGTGCTGAATGTAAATCACAATACAGAGGATTTTGTATCACTAAAAAAGTTTCTGTTTCTCTAAACAAGAAAAGACATTGTGATAAGTTTGAGCACGATCCAGAGAAAATTAAAATTAAAGAGGTTCTACCTACTACCAGACTTCCCCATGCTCAGATTGAGTTAGATAAGCAAACTAGAAAAGCGGAAATGAAAAGAGTAAGAGAGGAAATAAGAAAACAAAAAGCGGAGCAAAGAGAGCAGGTAAAAGAGTCTAGAATTTACAAGCCTTCCGGAAATGAAAAATTTCCTTTGACTGGGGACTTAAGTAGATTCACTACGACTGGAACAAAAAATAAATAAGGAGAGCCGATGGCTAAAAATAATAACGGAAAGCTTAACAAGAACGGCAAGCTTCCTGATTATTCCTTAGAAATGTCCGCTATTAATAAAGGTTTTCAATATATTGCTGGTGTAGATGAGGTTGGATATGGTCCAGGAGCCGGCCCAGTTGTAGCTGCGGCTGTAATTATTCCTAATGGGCATGTTAAAACTTTATTAGAAGCCGGTAAAGTAAAAGATTCCAAAAAATTAACAGCGAAACGACGTGAGGAAGCTTACGAAGATTTGGTCAAAGTCTGTAATTATGGTATAGGGATTATTAACAATGATATAATTGATGAGATAAATATTTTGGAGGCCACTAGGTTGGCTATGAGCAAAGCGGTGTATGATTTAGAGAGTTGTGATTACCTTCTGATTGATGGGAGGGTCGAATTAAGAACTACGATTCCCCAAAGACAAATAATAAAAGGAGATAACAAATCAATTTCTGTTGCTGCAGCAAGTATTGTTGCCAAGGTAACAAGAGATAATATAATGAGAAGTTTACATAAGAAATTCCCGATCTATGATTGGGATAAGAACAAGGGATATTTAACAAAATCCCATTTAACAGCTTTAAAAAAGTACGGGCCGTGTCCGTACCATAGATTAAGCTATAAAAGAGTGGGAAAATAGAAAAAGTTACTTGACAAATCGAAAATAATGCTTATATTATAAGTAGAGGGGAAATAACTATGAAAGATTTATCGAATTTGTTGAGTGAGGTTCGGGCTACAAGTAAGCCTTCGGAGAAATGTGGTATTTTAGTTAGTTATGATTCTGATTTTCTAAGAGATTTAATCAGAGCGGCTTATGATCCATTCAGAGTTTATCATTTGAAATTAGCTAAAAAAGAAATACCTTCTCCAGGAAATAAAAGTTTAAATGATGTAAAGGAAAAGGTTGCAGAGGTTCTTGATTTTTGTGAGGAATCCAAGTCTCCAAAACAAAACCGAGAGGCTATAATTCCGATCTTATCAGAATTAAATGAGGGTTCCCAGGATTTATTATTGGGAACCTTGGATAAAAATTGGAAGTGCGGTATAGGTGTCAAAAATTTATTAAAAACCTTTCCTGATATTGTGCCTGAATTTGAGGTGCAACTTGCGAATAAGTATGAAGAATCCAAAAAGAAAAAAAGTTTTATTAGAAAACCACGTTTATGTTCTTATAAGCTTGACGGTATAAGGTGTATAGCTTTAAGGCACGAGGGTGAGTGGGGATTTTTCACTCGTAAAGGCAAGAAAATATTAACTTTAGATCACATTAGAGATGACCTTGAGTTGTTATATGAGAAGTTTGGTTATACATTTGTAGATGGTGAAGCTTACAAACATGGTATAGCGTTTGCAGATGTTCAGGGAATGGTTATGGGATTTACCCAAGGTACAGCATTCGATATTGATTTTAACGTTTTTATTGTGGGCTATGTGCAGAGTTTTTTGACTCAGAGCGATTCTGGAATGGCTATTCCGACCAAAGAAATGACGGCAGGAATGAAATATTTACATGCGTTGGATCAACATTTAGTTGAGGATGAAAATGTTTATGAGGAATTAGATAAAGCTTTTGCTGAGGGGTATGAAGGCATAATGCTTAGGGACCCTGATGTGTTGTATAATTTTAAACGTTCGGATGCTATTTTAAAGTTAAAGGAATCTTTAGACAGTGAAACTGGTGAACAATATGCTGATTGTACGGTGGTAGATTATTTGTTTGATGATTTCCCTGTTATAGAAGATGGTGTTATGGTAACAAAAACACTGCTTGTTAAGCTTTGGGTTCGTCAACACACATATAATGATAAAATTTGCAAGGTTGGTTCGGGATATGATTTGAAATTTAGATATTATTATACAGAAAATATAGATGAACTTATGGGAAAGATTGTTGAGATTAAGTTTCAGGATTATGGTTCCAAAGGTTTAATGAGATTTCCTAGATTACATCGTGTGAGAGAGGATTTATAGTGGATACTAAAGTAATATTGATAAGAACAAATCTTAAAAGATATACATTTGAATCACCAAAGATTAAAGAATGGGTGGAAAATAGATGTAAAGGTATGGTTTTAAATCTTTTTGCGGGTAAAACAAAGTTGAATGTACCTGAACTTAGAAATGATGTGGACCCCGCCATGAATGCTGAATTTAATTTTGACGCATTGGAATTTGTAAGAGGATGGGCAGAACATAATTCAGAAGATAAGTTTGACACTATTTTATTAGATCCACCTTATTCATATCGCAAATCAATGGAAATGTATAATGGAAATCTCAATAGCAGATTCAAATTGATAGCTGATGAGATACCAAAAATCCTGGAAGATGATGGTATTGTTATAAGTTTTGGTTATCATTCGACGTTTATGGGTAGAAAAAGAGGTTTTGATTTAAAAGAATTATGTGTTTTTGCTCATGGTGGTGCACAACATTGTACCATAGGGATAGTGGAAGGAAGGTAGATATGAGAAGTATAGAAAAGTTTGAAGATGGTGTGTGGGTAGGTGTTGAATTCAAAGAGTTGAAAGTTGGAAACATGATAAGAATGTTTGAGCCTGATGGCACACCTGTAAAATTAGATAATGAAGAAATTTATATTTTTGAGGTTTTAAAAGAAGCATATTTACGTGAAGATGGTAATTTGACTATAGATGTAGGTCCAGGAGAGGTAGATGGATAGAGAATTGAAGATAGTAACGACTGCAAAATATAATATTGAATTTTATAAGTGGTGGTTTTTTGGTTTCCCAATAACGTTATGTCTTTTAGCTGTAATTTTATGGGATATTTTAAAATGAGTAGAAAACATATGAAAATATTAAGACCCTTTACAGCTACTGGGGGTGTGTTTTTTCCTATAGGATTACCTCCTAATGGAACATGTGAATTTTCTACAAAAACGTGTAGAAAATATTGTTATGCTGTTAATGATTCATTGTATGATTTCGAGACTAAAAATATAACACAAGAAGAAATGTGGGAAATATATAATAGTTTTATAAATTGGCCTATAAATAAATTAATAAATAAAATAGAAAAGGAGTTAGATGGTTTACAAACACCAATTTTACATTGGTTTGGGACTGGTGATTGTGAAACAAAAAATATACAAAGAATTTCTGAGGTTATCGAATCAGTTCCAAATTATATAGTACAAATGGGGTTTACAAGAAATGAGGAATTATGGAAATTATGGCCAAATATATTTGCTTTAACAATAGAAAAATTAGAATATGCAGAAGGTAAATCTGGTATGTTTTCTATACCAAATTATATCGAAGGTACTTCTCAGATGTATTCTCCGGATTATACAGTACGAGGTGGTTATTGTGGTCCATTTTTTTGTGTTGACTTAATAGATTCATCCATAACACACTTTGTAAATTGTCAAGTGTGTAGGGAAATAAAGGCAGGTTGTTTTGATAGACGATGATTGTGATAGATGTGGTGAATGTTGTAGAAATCTTTATATTAGAGATAGGATTATATTGTCTTTTAATTTCAAAAAATTAATATGGCGAAAACGTTGTCCTTATTTAAAGGGGGATAATGTTTGTACTATATATGAACAAAGACCTAAACTTTGTAGAGATTACTATTGTGAGGAATAATGAGTAGAAAATATATGAATGGCCGTTGGTGTGTGAGGTGCGGTAAGGATGTTCCTACCCCATATTTAAAGAAGAATACAAAATTATTTCCAGTTGCCGGCAGAGTTTTGGATATAGGTTGTGGGAATGGTAGAAATTCCAGATATATGATGGGGTTAGGGTATAATGTTGATCCTATAGACATGGCTGTAGATTTTGGACTTAAGTGTGTGTTGGGAGAAGACCCGTTGCCAAATAAGAAATATGATATATTGTTGGCAAATTATATTCTTATGTTTCTTGATGAGGATACAAGATATAAAGTTATGAGCGAAATGAATTCGCGCGCGAAAAGGAATGCCGTTCTTATGATAGAAATGTATCCGGCCAAAGATGCTTATGAATATAATTTTGACAGCATGGTGGATTATTTTTTGAATAATGGTTGGGATAAATTAAGAAAATCAAAAGATAAATGTGTGTTATGGAAGAATTAACTAAAAAACAAGAATTAATACGTAAATTTATGGCTATGGCAGAAGATTTAGGACTTGATCCTGTTCAGCAGGAAAAGTTTGCTAAAGAAGTTTTAAGACGCGTGGAAGAAGAATTAGGAATAAAATTTAGGGGATAAGATGTATAAATGGAAAGTATGTCCTATACAGGGACGCCAATTAAAAGATGTCAGGGAAGAAGATATATTCCATGACTTTCGTATATGCGATACGTATCGTGGTGGTGGTGGGTATGATCAATTTCCTGAGATAGCTGCCAAAAGACTTAATCCTTATTTATTAAATAAGATGCATGGTAATATTGCTAAACAATTTGTTGTTCAGTTGTATGGGTGTCATTTGAATTGTCCTTATTGCTACGTAACGAATGATGGGATATGGGGTAGGTATAAGAAATATACGTCCAGGCAATTAGTTTTCAATGAATTCTTAAGAGCGTATGGTAAATATAGATGTGGTGTATTTCATTTGATGGGTGGAAGTCCAGCATTATATATTAATCACTGGCATGAGATTTTGGATATTCTTCCTCAACAGTTTATATTTCATAGTGATTTATTGTTGACGGAGAAATTATACCCAGATTTAAGTAAGTTAAAAAGATTAAATGCATTATATGCAGTAAATATTAAAGGGGTTACAAATGAAGATCACCTCAGAAACACCAATAATAAAATTGACTGGGGAATATTTTGGCAGAATTTTGATAATCTGGTATCTTCGGGCGCAGAATTCTATCTTACATTTACGAATCCAGACCCTGCAAATTTTGATTTATTTAAAGACAGGATTGTGGATAGATACAACGAAAAAGTGTTAGAAGACAGTTTTGTTATTGATTTAATAAAGTATGAAGCGCTAGGAAACTAAATTTCTTAATAAAACCGTCTTTTTGTAATATAATTATATTAGGGGCAACCCTAATATGGTTTGAGAGGAAAAGAAGATGGTTAAGATTTTGAAGAACGAGGGAAATGTAATTATCTATGAATGTGATTGTGGTGTACGGGGAAAGTGTATGGTTAAGCCATTAGAGAAAGAAGCCGCAATTGTTGTAGATGTCAGGTGCCCAGTGTGTTTTGCAGTGGAAAGAACTGTTTTGGTTCAATATGAATCTGAAGAAGAAAAATTTAAAATAAAAAACAGTTTAAATGACGCAGAACTATCTTGGTCGCCAATACTCAGTAATGAGATAACCGAATATTTTTTGAAAAAAGACGAGGATTAAAGGAGAGGTTATGGAATTAAAAAAGGACGCTCTTTATGAGGAGCACAGAAAGCTTAATGTTGGAGAAACGGATTTAGAAGCTTTAATATTTAATTATGGTGGTTCATCTTTTGTGGCGCAAAGAGATGTGGTAAATGCTTTAAATATTGTAAAAACTAGTAATGTTCTTGGTTACACATATACACAATGTTTAGATGAAGTAAAAAGAAATCATCCTGAAATGGAATTACCCGCCAAAATTTTTAACGCAATTGTTATGGTTCATATTAACGATACACCTACTGAAATTAAAATGGTTGAGATAGATCATTACAGTGTGAATGATGAACCAATAGAAAATTGGGATGAGTATTTTTACAATATCTGTAGACAGATAGCCAGAAATTCTAAGTGTTTATCAAGAAGAATAGGTGCTATTTTAGTTAAGGATAAAGTAATAATTGCTACAGGTTACAATGGCCCGCCCCGTGGTATAATGAGATGTGATCGCCGAACAGATTTATTAGATAAAGATGTTGTTTTAGAAGAAGGTGTGTGTCCAAGAAGAACTATGGGGTTTAAATCTGGCCAAGGAATTGAAGTTTGTATAGCAGCTCATGCAGAAGCTAATTGTATAAACATGTGTGCTAGATTAGGTATTGCCGCTAAAGGTTCCAAAATGTATATGACCTGCGGTGTTCCTTGTAAAGAATGTATGATTAAAATTATACAAGCGGGTATAGAAGAATTGATAGTAACTTCCGAAGCACTTTATGATGAATTAAGCGGGTGGTTGCTAGAGAATAGCGATGTTAAATTAAGATTATATAATTTTATTGAAAATAATTCTTAATAAATCTCGATTTTTGTAATATAATATAATTAGAGAGGCAAGAATGTGGCCTTTCAGAATACGTAGAGGAGGAAAGTAGAAATGGGTAATGAATGGGAATTTTACCAAATACCACATGTAGGGGTTCCAGAACCTGATAAAGACGCTTACACAAGAACTGATGTTAAGACACCAATTAGACGGGCTCTTGATATGAAAATCTCTAATTTTGGAGCACTTTGGATAGGTAAAAGAAGCACTGCTGATAAAACCAAAGTTGTCTATGGTTTTGAACAAAAAGGTTATTTGGAAGGTGCTGCAGAATTTGGTATTCATGGATGGACACAGGATGCCGAAATGAATGAGAACCCATTAGTATGGGGCTCCACGGTTAAATACACTAGAAATGATGAGATGTTCAAAATGGGCATGGATACAGATGATAAGGGAACAAAATCAAAAAGCTATCCAGTCAGCTTCCCAAAATTTGACGTTATGGACACAAATCTTGTTAACGCTAGTGGATTAACTCATATGAAGAATTGGCCTTCAGAAGGTTGGAGATCCTTTGGTGGAAAATATGATTTCCACGAGGCATATAGTGGTGGCGGATTTACACACTAATAGAGGAATAATTAATGAAAGAATTTTGTGATTGCAACGACTATAAATTATTAAAAAAAGCAGATAAAGAATTATTTAAGTGGAACCCGCCTTATGGGTGGGTTCTATCTTGGATGGAACTTACTTCTAATGAAGGATATACCCAAGTACATAGGTATGGAATTAAAGTAAGGTTTTGTCCTATGTGTGGTAGGAAGATTGAAAGCGAAGAACTTCCTTAAGCACTCCGATGGTTGGTTAATTTAGCCCTATAATCTTATTACGGAGATGAAGTGATGGATAGCAAAGACCACGACATGTTGATTACTGTCAACACTAACGTTGAGAATTTATGTAAAAAATTTGATAAATTTGAAGCAAGAACGAATGTACATTTTGATAAGATGGAAGAGAATACTAAAGAAAGATTTGATTCTGTTGAATCTAAAATAGATGATAAGAATGCGTATTGTATGGAAAGGGCGAAGGATTGTTTCTCTGTGTTTGTTAAGTCAAAAACATTTTGGACTGTGGGAATTGCTTTATTTGTATTGATATGTGGGGCATATGGATACGCTTCATTTATTTATGAAGCAGTAAAATAAGGGAAAAGGATTATGAAGGCTTTTGTTTTAGAGGATGATGGCTACCGTGTCAATTTCTTTTTAGATAGATTCCCCAAGTGGGATGTAACTGTAACAGAAAACGCGCAATCAGCAATTGAATATTTAGAAGAAAGCACGTTTGGATACCTGTTTTTGGATCACGATCTTGGAAAAGATAATGGTTGTGGTATGGATGTTGCTGAATATTTAGCTAACAATCCAGAAAACAAAAACAATAATGCGATTATAATAATACATTCATGGAACGAGCCTGCAACAAAAAGGATGATGGCAGCATTGCCTCAAGCAGTTCATATACCTTTTAATGCAGATTTTTTTTCTGAGTTGTCATTTTAATACTTGACAAACGTGAATTAATGATTATATTATATGTATGGGACCCGTAGAAATAAAAACTACGGGAGGATTAAAAGATGAAAAATAAGAAAGATATTATGATTAGACCTGGCTCTATGAGCGGGCTATCCATTTTCGGTCGTTTCGATAATTTTTTCGAGGAGATGTATAAGCGATTTGACGATTATTTGAAGGACACGGATGTTGACGTGAGATTTTTCACGGATTTACAACCCAAATCTTCAATGCCTAAGATAAATGTTTATGAAACTGATGATAATTATGAAGTCAAAATCGCAGTGGCGGACTTTAATAAGGATGATTTGGAATTAGAATTAAAAGATAATGTGCTTTTAATTAAGGGAAGTAAGAAAGAGGATTATGAAAGCGACGATAAGAAATGTTTGGTTAGAGAGATTTCTAGCCGATCATTTAGACGAGTTATCAACTTTACCAAAGAAGTTGATGTCGATAATATAAAATGTAATTATGAAAATGGGATAGTTAATTGTGTAATTGGTAAACAAAAGATAGAAGATAAAGATAGTCCAATTAAAATAGATATTGATTAAAATTTAAAATATCTGCGGGTCCCATAATTTTTAGGAAGGAGAGGTTTATGCCACAAGATTTCATAAATTGTGTGAATTCCGGAGGCAAGGTTATAACCGAAACATTAAAAGGGAATAAATACAGACGAGTTTGTTTTGATAAGAAAGGACGCCACGAAGGTGAGATCAAAACAAAAAAGAAAAAGAAGAAGTCTAAAGCTAATAAAAAACTTGAAAATTCAAAAGCTTTAGCTGCTGATTTGAGAAAATTACAAAAGCATTTTAATGATAAAAGAAATCAATAGGAAAGGAGAAGGTTATGAGATACGAAGATGCTGATGATAGTTTAGTAGAGGTGTTTTTAAAAGTAGCAGAGGAGAGGTTTCCAAATACATGTGCTAATTTAAACATCAAATTAATGTTTGATACAAAGAAACGTGTGAGTAAAGGTAAGATATGTTTAGCATCTGTTGAAGTTGCTAATGAAAAAATTAAATATTTTACAAAACATGAAGTTGAAGTTGGCGGTTATGATTATATTTTAATCGTTGATAGAAAAGCATGGGAATTAGCTAATGAAAAGGATAGAATACGATTGCTTTCCCATGAGTTAAGGCATGTATTTGTTGATGAAAATGGCAAAAGAAAACTACTGCCCCATGATATAGAGGATTTTGTCGCAGAGGTAAAATTAAATGAAGACGATCCTGATTGGGGATTTAAGCTTGCAACTTTAGTAACTGATGTTTATGAGCAGGAAAAGGAGCTTAAAAAACTTACTAAGAAATAAGGAGAGCTAGAATGTCAAAAGAAAAGGAAATAAAAGAAGAAGTTAAAAAGGAAGAACCTGAATTAACTGAAAAACAAAAACAAGCATTAAAATGGATGCAATATGTAAGTGATGAAGTTAATGCTCTTTTAGGAATTTTTCTCCCAATTTCTCAAAGTGGAACTGTTGGTGTAAAGTATAATAAACACATCAAAGCTATGTATGAATCTGGTCCTGAATATGATGAGAAAAAAGCTGATGGAGTAGAGATAAGGCTCGTTTTTGATTTTGAAAAAGCGGTAGATATCCCTAAGGCTCCTGCAGAATAATTTAACCTTGTTAGAGATAGGAGACGTTAAATGGATAAAGGATTGATTTATTTTAGAGACGGGGAATTAGTTGCGGAAAGTGGAAATGCTAAAATTTATCGTCTTAACAATGAGTTATATCTGGAGATTGGGCCTGGCCATAATTTATGGGCTTTAGAAAGTGAATTGGAAGATTATATATGGCAATTAAATGATTTTCCAAAAGGAGCTTGTCTAGAAATAGGTTTAGGTTTAGGGGTGGCTTCAAAATATATTTTATCTTGTCCTAGAGCTAGGAGTTTAACTACGGTAGAGATAAATGAAGACGTTATAAATGTTTATAAGAAGCTTACTATAGATGATTATGGTAATGAATATGCTGTCTATCCTGAAAAAAGACATACGATTTTAAATCTGGATGGACTTGTTTATATGCATGAAACTAAACAAAGATTTGATTTTATTTTTATAGATTGTTACGATAGAGTAGATGAAGATACTTTACCTCTTATAGCTGACATGGCTTATGCAGCTAAAAGAATAATAACTAAAAATGGTAAAATTTTAGGGTGGTTCGATAACAATACACCTGAGAGATTTGTGGAAACATTTTATAGTTTATTTAAATAAAAGGTGGTGATATTATGCCAGGTAGAGACGGAACTGGTCCTGATGGTAAAGGTCCAAAGAGTGAGAATAAAGGGGTACCTACACCAAAAAGAATTGGTGGAGGCGGAGGTAATCGATCCGGCAAAGGTCGGGGTCGAGGCGGCTCCCCTAAAGGTAGAGGCCGTGGTATTCAAAGAGGTAGACAATAAATTAGGAGGAAGTAAGTCATGGGTTGTTGTGGCGAAAAGACATTGAAAGCTGTGATTGAAAGGGCTGAAAGAGCAATAGAGACAAGTAAAAAGCTCACCACGAAAGATAGAAAAAAACTGAAATCCAGTACCTTTTGTGGCCCAAACAGATCTTTTCCTGTGCCAGACTGCAAACATGTCGCTGTTGCTAAAACTTATCTAGGTAGATCGAAATTTTCAGCGGCTACAAAGAAAAAAATCGCGGCCTGTATAAATAGGAAAGCAAAACAATTGGGATGTAAGGTTTCTAAAAAAGCTAAAGCTTCAGAAGAGACTTATAAGAAATACATAGAGCTTGCTCAAGATGAAAAAAGAATCTATAGCTCTGAAATTTTTGAATCAACCAAACAACTTGTCGAGGAATCTATTAAGAATCCTGGATTAGAATTGTTTGAAGATGATGAATAATCAGCTCATTGTTTTTCAGCTTCTGTATCGGATGAAGGATAGGTAAAGCAATGAGATTTAAAAAATAAAGAGGATAGGCATGCTTGATAAACTAAGGCAGACTGCAGCTAGTTGTACTGGTTGTGATCTATACAAAGGACGAATAAATCCGGTATTTGATAAAGGAAATTCTGAGGCTAAAATCATGATATGTGGGATGGTTCCCGCGCGCGATGAAAATTTGGCAGGAGTACCCTTTGTTGGTAGAGCTGGAAAACTTTTAGATATAATATTAGACGAAGTAAATCTAACCTACAACGATGTGTATATAACTAATCTAGTCAAATGTTTCGTTGCGGCAGGGAAATCTCTATCTAAAAAATGGATAGATTCCTGCCGTCCTTTTTTGGCGGAACAAATCCGTTTATTAAATCCCTATGTGATTATAACACTTGGTGCAGATGCATCTCAAGATTTAACAGATGTAGATTTACCGATAGGTAAATTGCGTGGAAAAATTTTGTATTATAAAGACATTATGATAGTACCTACATATCATCCTTCTTATTTGGCAAGGAAGGGTGGTATAGAAAGTATGGATTACCCGAAAGTTATTCACGATTTTAAAATTGCAATAGAATGTTATAAGGAGAAAATTAAATGGGCATAAACATTTCTGAATTGAATGGTGGTTTTTATTTTATTTCTAATAAAGAGAAAGGTATTGTAGCTAGTGTTAGTGAAGCAGAAAATGAATGGGAAACTCAAGTTATAGGCAATCAGAAACATATGCATTTAGATAAGTGTGATTTTAAAACTATAGAAGATGTAAGAGATTTTATTTTCACCGAAGTAAAATTTTAAGGAGTTTAATATGTGTGAAGAAAAAGGTAGAGATAAGAAAAGAGAGTATCATGAGGATTATGGCATTATATTAGCTCAGTTGGATGAAAACAAAACAAATGAGCAAGCACAAAAAGAATATGACGAAAAGAAAAGGGTATGGTAGAGAAAATGCGTAGAAAACCAATTTGTTGGAGTAATAGGATATTCCATTTATTCATGGATGCAGATTATGCTGTTAATAAATCTATTCCAAATTGGGTTTGGATTGCAGCTAACCGCTACCGCTCTGTCTATTGGAGATGGTATGGACTATAAAACTTTAAGAAACAATTTAGTTATGCTTCTATGTGGTGCAGCTTTTTGTGTATTTACATGTTCTAAAGGGATACCGGTTATTGGAATACCAGTATTAATACTTTGTGCGCTTTGTCTTTTAAGTATTATTATATAGAGGTGAATAATGACTTTTCAACAACCGTGTGATTTTGGAGATTTGGTGGTGGCGGTGATAATTGCCGGCTTAGGAATAATGCTTATGTTTAAAGGCGTATTTATATTTGGATTATTGATTACGTCTTTAGGTGTTTATTCCATACGCAATAATATTAAAAGCAGGGGGAAAGTTAAGGGCGGTAAAGTATATCCACCAAAACCTTGGCCAGATCCTCCTAAGACAATTCCTCATTGGAAGTCTAGAGAAGGGTGGGATAGATAAAATGGATGTTTTATTTTATATTATAAGCATCCCATTAGCAATTTATGCATGTGGGTGTTTTATTGTACATTTGATGCAAGTTTTTAAATAGTAGATAGATAGTAGACAGTAAATAGACAAATAAAAAGGAGACAGACATGATACTAAAGATAGAAAGGTATCCAGGAATCAAAAAAGATCAAATAAATCAAGATTGGTGGATGCTGGATGATATAAGAAAAATTAGCAAAACAACATTTAGAAGAACAGAATTATTGGATGAGGTTACTCGTAATCACGATATTATGATACTGGATTATGAGAATATACAATATAATAAAGACATATCTACAGATTATGAGGCTAAAGATTGGAATACAGTTGTTTTTGTTTGTAGAAGAGAAAATGGTGAAGAATTTTCTATAATTTACGACACTATTGCATATATATTGAATGATAGTGGTAAGACTATAGAAAAGGTGGTAGCAAATTATAAGGAATAGATGATACTATTACTATCTATCTACACAAGGAAGGAGATTAAAGATGGAAAAATATCCAGATGGCTGGGTGAGGTTAAATCTAATGATTGATCCTAAAACAAAACAGATTCATATTGTTGGGGGTGATCGAGAAGAAGGAGAAGGGGATCAACCTTATATTGGTATGAAAATTTTGAAAAGCATGTTTTGCACGTGTGATGGCGGAATTAAATGTGACGGATGTAGTAAAAAAGATGAAGCCCACACTGATGATCCTAGTGATGTGGGTTGTTAATGGAAGAGTGGCCGAGTGGCTTAAGGCGCTAGTTTTGAAAACTAGAGGGTGTCAAAAGCTCCGTGGGTTCGAATCCTACCTCTTCCTCCATGCCTTCGTCGCTTAGTGGTCGATAGCACCGGCCTTGTAAGCCGGCGGGTTATACCCCACGTAGGTTCGAATCCTACCGGAGGCTCCAAATATAGCCGCGTAGCTCAGAGGGAGAGCGTCGCCCTTACAAGGCGAGCGTCAGTGGTTCAAATCCACTCGTGGCTACAATGCGGGTAAATCCTACAGTAGTGAGGAGCTGTAGGGTCCGCATTAAAAAAATTAACGGAGGGTAGGGAATGGGGAACATATTAAAGTTTATTGCGACAGAATATGCTCATGGTATGATTGTTAATTTTGCAGTTGAATTATATAAGGAATATTGGAAAGCTTGTTGGAAGACTTTTTATAGACCCATTGGAAAAAATTAAAATGAGAAAATTTCATGATTTAGAATTATTTTGTGAGAAATGTTTAATCCACGATACATTTTTTGAAGGTGGGGGAAGTTGGGCACCGGATTATTGTCCGAAATGTAAAGGAACCGCTTGTTTGTTGTATGAAAATTTAACATTTCTACAACGGGTGAAAGCATTAAAATTATTTGAAGAAATGTGGCAAG